GCTTCAATACCTAAACGTTCGACACGAACAGGTAAGAGCAGTATCTCATCATCTAACAAACCAATGAACACAAAAGACATGTTCAATGATCTATTTGGATAAATTATGATAGCAGCAGTAATCACAACGTCGGCATTGTTATTGGCATCAATTCTATTAAATTTCAATCAGATGCGTAAACAAGAAAAACTGGAAGAGTATATTGAAGATTTGGAAAGTTCCAATACTAATTACTATACCTTTTATAATGATTTAAAAAAGATATCAAATGAATCTTATTCTAGAATGCGCCAGATTGATCGAATAGGATCGTTTGAATCAGATGATGAAATTGGTTTCATATTCAAAGACATCAAACTGATAATAGAAGAACTTAACAGGAAGTTTTAATGAGCAGTGTAGATCAATTTTATGAATGGTATAGGACTGAAGGCAGTCAGAAAGAATTGGAACTTTCTAAAAACAAGAAATACAAACGACAATATTTCACTTTCGTAACTGAACAAGCCATACATGCTTATAATGGAGAAGAAAACAAATATAAGCGAGACAAAATCTTCAAAGAATACATCAATTATCCATTTCATAAGTTAGTGGAGAATGTGTATCACACTTTCAAGTTCACATATTTTGATGTTCCTTATGAAGATGTACAGAAAGAGGTCGTGGCTTTCATGACAGAAAAAATCAGCAAGTTTCAAGAAGGCAAAGGTAAGGCATTTTCTTATTTCACTATCATTGCTCGAAACTATCTGATCATACAGAACAATTCCAATTATAAGAAACTCAAAGCCCGGGCGACCACAGATGCCATTGACATGGAACGTGATCTTGACACTGAAATGAATCTATCAGATCATCAGGAAAATCTTAAAGATTTCATCGATCTTTGGGTTGCTTGGTATGATAAAAATTTGAATAAACATTTCACGAATGAACGTGATATACAAATTGCTGACACAGTGTTAGAACTATTTAGACTTCGGGCAAATCTGGAAAGTTTCAATAAGAAAGCATTGTATATTTTGATCAGAGAACGTACTGGCATGAAAACACAATTCATTACTAAAGTTGTGAACATCATGAAAGCTCAATTCGAAGAGATGTACAAAGAATACCTACGGACGGGGCAGTTAACAGAAATATAATGGTTTCATATTTATAGAAAAGGATCTATGAGTACGGAATTTGAACTGTTTAAGGGGACCACCTTTTCTGACTTGATGAAAGACATTTATCATAATTCTAAACGCAAGTCCAGACAGATAGAAGGTCTTATCAAAGAACTGCAGCCTATGATCAACAATGTCGGTGATGCCACTGTCATTGTACCAATGATCAAAGATTATCTGGAAGTGTCAGTTAAAAATGATGATGCATTAGTTAAACTGGCAGCTGTAGTGCAGCGATTAGTAGCAGGTAACAAACGCGATGATGAAGGTAGTCTACTTCTTACAGATGAAGAACGTGATCAACTTCTTAAAACTGCAGAAGAAGAAATTGAAAAACTAAAAACAGATGATAAAGTAGAATTTAAGGATATCCATGATAAGTACGAATAGAGCCAATAACGGCCCGTTAAGTTTAGTTACAGGAACTGTAGTTGAATTTTACGAGCAGAATTCATATGTGAATACAGCTCAGTATGGTATCATATATGTAGCCACAAATACAGGATATGTTACAGCCTACCCTATCAATGTTAATTCATTCAAAGTACCATTACCAGGAGAAGTTGTGTTGTTGCTACAAGGACCTCCTTCAGCAACTGCAGAAGAAGCGGGGCAACAACATTATTATATTTCTACAATAGACACATTAAATAATATCAATCATAATGTGTCGCCAATACCCAGAGCTCGTATTCCTCAAATAGTAGATTCGGCTGCAAAAAACGCTGTGAAGTTGGATCAAGGTTTACTAAGAAGAAATTATCAACCAACCAATGATGCTGTAGATGATATAGATCTTCAAAACAAACAAGATATAGATGGCCAAACCGATGAATACATAGATACTATTAAACGTATGTTGTTACCTGAAAATATGACTTCGTTTAATAGTAAAGATGTCAAACCTTTACAACATTTTCAGGGAGATCTATTACAACAAAGTAGATTTGGTAATGCAATAAGATTATCTTCAACACATACTATCAATGTTAATTCACCAGGTGAATATGAAAGATATCCTTATTGGAAAGGCGAGCAATCAAACGATCCCTTCATTGCAATAACATGTGGTATCAATGACAATGATGCTTCATTTTTTGCTATTGAAAATCCAGATGTAGATGATAGTAGCATCATGTTGTCAAGCAGACAACGAATTCAAAACATGACCTTGTCTCAGCCAAAACGTGTTAAAGGTTTCACAGCCATGACTGAGTATGCCAATCCACAGATTGTGATCACATCTGACAGGCTTGTGTTCAATTCTAAGCAAGATGAAATACTGTTGTCAGGTAAAAAGACAGTCGGTATTGCCACACCAGGATGGGCCATGGATATGAACAAGATGTTTGACATCCTAGAAGGCATGTTGTCAGAATTAGCAGCATTGACATCGGCACAAGCCACCTTTGCAACAGGAGTAGGCCCTTCTGGTCCATCCACAAATGCCCAGGCAGTACAAGAACTGTTAGGCAGTTTACGAAACATGAAACAATAATAGTTATATGCCATTATCAGAATCAAAATTAGCAGAAGCTTTAACCGAACTATATGATAGCTCGGCTTATAAAAATGCAAATACTGCCGGCGAAGGCCGGATGAGCAATTCTTATAAAAACAGATGGAAAGCCACAGCAGAAGTTATAGTTACATATCTGAAAGAAGCTTTACCGCCTATGAACACGGTGATATATGAAGAAGCAGCTGCTGCATTGATAGAAGCTCAGTACAATTTAGTTTTTTTAGCTAATTGGAACAGTAAATTAACTGAGTTCATAACCAATTTAGGAAAGGCTGCTGGTGTGGCAATGCTTCCATTATATAAAGCTTCAGCGCCCAATGATCCAGATCTGAAAAGAAAACTTTCTAGTGCGTATGTCTCAAATACTCTTGGAGCTGGTAAAACCAATGCAGACTGCGCAAAGGCCATTGCAGAAGTAGTGCATGAATATTTCAAAAAAGGATCTGCTCAACCTGCTTCAGGATTCGTAGGATTTCCGCCCATACCAACCTGGGCAATTGCTGAAATGCCTGGAGCTGAAAAGAATGGAAGATACAGTACAGATCAATGGACGCCGATAGATCATCCAAAGACGCCGGTGGCAAATCGTTTGCGTGCAGCGCTGAGAGCATTAGGTTATGGAGAAAAATTAATAGGCCGTGACCGTGACGGAGGAGAAATAGCCAACAATCCTGGTACTGCTACATATCATACAACAGACATTGCTCCAGAGCTAGCAAACTTCTGTATCTGGCTCTTTGGTTTATTGAGAGATGAAATACCAGACCTCAGTTTATGCTGCAGTGGCGGTAATGACAAATTTCATAATCCGGATATACCAACCTCCTCAGGTAATGTAACTTATGAAAGTCATCACACAACAGGGACTGCAATGGACTTTGTAATTGCAAAAGGAGATAGCAGAGGTCATAATTCAACGGTACTCAAAGTCGAAGACATTCTCAGAGGCATAGAAGGATCGACCAGTAATCTTCGGCCGGATCATACTAGTGACAGGCCTAAACCATATTTTCGATTCATCAACGAATATTATCATTTGTCAAAGCAAGGTACCGGTGACCACTTTCATATAATCGTAGTACCACGGAGAAAACATGGTAACAGAACTGCTGACTTCAGCAAAAGCTCAGAATCTACAATCAGGGGAGATAGATGGAAACTCTCAAGAAAAGCTGTACAAAATAGGTCATATACTACAACAGATGAAAGTACCGGAGCAACATATCAACGTGAATGTGAAGAGATACCTTTGCCATCGTTCATACGAGATGATATGTAAAACATAATAAATTCCAATGCCATCCATATTTATAGTAAAATAGTACTATGGGTAAATTTACACAAGCTTTGCGGCAGATCATACGTCAAGAAATGCGTGAAGTTTTGACTGAAGAACTGCTTCCTATACTGCAAGATGTGTTGTCAGAACAGAAACGTCCGACAACAAGTAGACCAAAACGAAGCAAGCCAAGCAAAAGAAAAACATTTTCCAAGAACTCCATTCTGAATGATCTGTTAAATGACACAGCTAGTTCAACAAACTTCTCTGATATGAACACAGGACCATTAGTGGAATCCGGACTGAGCATGATGAGTTCAGAGCCTAATGTCACTCCAATGACTGACATTGATGGACGTCCAGTAGACACTTCTAATGAAGCTGTTGCCAATGTTCTAAATATCATGAACAAAGATTATTCTGCTCTAATGACTGCCATTGACAAGAAAAAAGGTATTGTATAATTGGCACGAACTATATACACATATCAACCAGTACCAGTTACATCTAATACAGCATTAGGTGTGAAATTGCCACTAAACAAAGGGGTTGTAGGTGGTAGAACAGCTACTCAAAATTATGCTTCTGGGTCGGCTGAAGGTGCTGGTGTTTTTGAATCATCATATGATAATATTGAGCAAGCTATAACAAATCTGAAAAGTTTATTATTGACACGTACGAATGAAAGACTCATGCAGCCAGATTTAGGAACTGATATTTACAATGTATTGTTTGATAATATGTCAGATGATTTAGAAGAGTACCTACAGACCAATATCAAAGAAAAAATTGCATTCTGGTTACCTTATATCAAATTGAACAGTTTAAGATTGTTTGAAAACAATGATAAAGGATCATATCTAATACAAATGAGATTCACTGTAAATCCTCAAGGAGCTAACATAGTCATTAATCTTTTAGCAGGTAATGAAAATTTACAAATTATTGAAAATACTAATGCTGTACCTATACAGAGTAATTTAGTAGAAGCAAGTACATTTACCGGAGCTAGTCTCACAGGAGGAACACCGTTGGTAGGAGTTGATCCAGTTAATCCAGGTAATAACATATATTAGGAACCAAAATGAGTTTAGTTAAAAAAGATGTAACATATTTGAATAAAGATTTTGCACAATTCAGACAAAATCTTATCAACTTTACAAAAACATATTTTCCAAATACATATGGAGATTTCAATGAAACTTCACCAGGAATGTTATTTATGGAAATGGCATCATATGTAGGAGATGTTTTATCATTCTATACTGATACATCGTTTAGAGAATCTATTATATCATCTGCTCGTGAACGTAGAAATATAATGGAATTGTCACATTTATTTGGATATAAACCAAGAAATAGAACAGCTGCTACATGTACAGTTTCAATATATCATCTAGTAAATAGTATAGGAACTGGCGCAGCTACTGAACCTGATATGAGGCAAGCATTAGTACTTGATAGTGGTGCTGAAGTTTTAACAGATAATGGTACTGTATTTAGGACAATTGAAACAGTAGATTTTCAAAATAACCCTGAAATAACTGTTTATGACTTAGATAGTAACGGCGATCCAGCTAATTATCTGTTAAAAAAATATGTACAAGTTGTTTCTGGTGAAGTTGAAACATTAGATTATGTTTTTAATAATCCAAAACCGTATGATAAAATTGTAATACCTAATGAAAATGTTTTGGACATTATATCAATAACTGACTCAGCTGGTAATACCTGGCGTGAAGTTGACTATTTGGCACAGGATACCGTTTTTGATGATGTTTTAAATATTCCGTTCAATGATCCTACACTAAGCCAATTTAGATCTTCTGTTCCATATATTTTGAAGTTAAGGAAAACCCCAAGAAGATTTATTACAAAACGTAGAGAAGATGGTCGTATTGAAGTTCAATTCGGGTCTGGTGTCAGTTCTGATGCAGATGAAGAAATTGTACCGAATCCAAAAAATGTAGGTATTGGATTAGAATATCTAAGAAGAGAAACATTGAATAACTTAGATCCGTCTAATTTTTTATATACAAGTACATATGGTTTGGCTCCAAATAATACAACATTAACCGTTACATACTCTATAGGTGGAGGATTAGATGATAACGCTGGAGTGAATACTATAAACAGATTTCAGTCATTTAATGTTTTAAATGAAAGCTATGATGACATTAATTTTGATTTGATATCAGATACATTGGCAGTGATAAATGAAGAGCCGGCTACCGGAGGTAATGATTTTTCTGATATTGAACATATTAGACAAAATGCCATGGCATCATTCGCTGCACAGAATAGAGCAATTACAAGAGAAGATTATATCTCTCGTATATATTCTATGCCACAGAAATACGGTTCTATAGAAAAGGCTTTTGTAATAGGTGATGATCAGATTAACACATCTGATATGTCATATCCTTCATACACAATACAGAATCCATTGGCATTAAATGTTTATGTGTTATCATATGATGAAAATCAAAATCTTGTACCAGCTAATCAAGCATTGAAAGAAAACTTACGTACATATCTTTCAGAATATAGAATGTTAACAGATGCTTTAAATATTAAAGATGCTTTCATAATTAACATAGCAGTTGATTTTGAAATTACATGCAGGCCGACATATAATAACACTGAAACAATTTTGCGATGTATCGAACGTTTAAAGTTTTTGATGTCAAATGAACGTATGCAAATAAATGGTTCTATAGATATCAATGCATTGAAAGCAGATTTAGATCGTGTAGAAGGTGTTCAAACTGTAAATGATTTATCAATAAGTAACAGATATTCTACAGCACAAGGATATTCAGGTAACGTTTATGATATTACATCTGCTACAAGAAATGGCATCATTTATCCAAGTTTAGATCCATGTATTTTTGAAATCAAATATCCTAACAGAGATATTAAAGGCAGAACAATAGGAAGTTAAGATGTATAGAATATTTTATGCTGAACGCGATGTAACATTATATGAAAGATTCCCGGAACGTAACACTGGCGTTGATCAGATATTGGAATTATCAAAAATTTCATCTGCTTCGGGCGACTTCGGTGATACATTTAATACTCGATTCATTGTGGATTTCGGTAGTCAGATTGATACATTGAGATCTGAGATTGCTGCTAATAGAATACCTGCATTAGGAAATCCATCATCAGCAGCGTCTGCATCTGTATTTTTGTCTTTGACAGCAATTGAATCAAAAGAATTAAAACATCAATATACATTAGAAGCATATCCAGTTTCTGAATCGTGGACAAATGGTAATGGTACTTTTTCTGATCAGCCTGAAATTAGAAACGGCGCATCCTGGTACTATAGAAATGGTTCAGATACAGCTTTATATTGGAATACAGGATCGGGTCATTCTTCGGGACAAACATCTGCTACAAACATAGGCGGCGGAACATGGATAACAGGTTCCACATATGAAGCTTCGCAATCATTTAATAATCAGATACCTGACGTCAGAATGAACGTTACTGATATAGTCAAGCATTGGATAGATGAAGATATTACCAACAATGGATTCATTGTTAAACGTTCTTTAACCGACGAATTATCCGGTGAAATATTAGGTGATATCAAGTTCTTTAGTAGAGAGACTAATACAATTTATGTGCCAAGATTAGAAGTTGCATTCAATGATACTTCATTTGCAAATACATCGTCTCAAGAGATAACATCTGAAACATATGTACCATATATCAAAAATATCAAACCAGAATATCGACCTACTGATATAGCAAAATTTAGAATAGGCGTTAGACCCGAATTTCCTACTAAAACATATTCAACGGCATCTTTCTTTATAACTACTAATCGTTTACCAACATCAAGTTTTTATAGTATATGTGATTCAGTTACTAACGATGTGATAGTGCCATTTGATACAAGTGCAACTCAGATTGATTGCGATGCTAACGGTAGTTTCTTTAAGTTACGTATGGATTCATTTTTCCCGGACAGATATTATAAAATCAAATTAAAAATAGAAAGAGATGCAGGTGATGATATTCAAACATTTGATGATTTTTATTTCAAAGTTATAAATTGATAGTATATGCCAAATACGTTTATATTCAATCCAAGTCCTCAGACAATACCTGCTGAACCGTTTGTGGTTAATGGTTATTATCCATTATACTTTACACCTCAGGCGGCGTTGAATGTATCACCGGTCGGTGCATATCACGAACATATACTTAATGGTACAGCATATTATATGCCTGATCTAATACAAGCCCCGCCGGCGCCGGGACAGTATCATGGAGATTATCCAGGTTCAGCTAATCAAGCTGTACCATATGATCTGCAATTAGCAGACAGAAATAATAACAATATAGCAGAAATTGATCAGTTTCAAGATCAGTTTGTATTATATGGTTTACAGCAAATTGTGCCTACGGTTACACAGGACATTTTAGATGATGTGTTAGATCCATTCTTTGGTTATTTTGTACAAGATGATTTACCTGTTGTACCATCTCCGAATGATCTATTTATAGTAGCTGGTGGAGATTTAACTACAATTGTAAGTTTAAATCTTGTAGATGTCCATGATCAATACATTTCACGAGGACCACAAAATTTAAGTCCAGGTGATAATCAGGTATCAAATGTTTTCTGTGTTTACTATATTAGATATGGTGAGGCATTACCGATACCAAATTACAAGACATTGGAAGTGATGTTGGTAGAGCGTGGCTTGACATATGACGCTATTAGTTTAGCAACTAATCAAGACTTTGAAACATATGATCTTTCTATAGATGGCCAAATCGGAGATGATACCACTTTATCATCATATGATGAATTCATACAAAAAATGACTTTAGATAGATCTGCGGAATGGAATTATGACATCAGATATCGCAGTGGTTACAGACCATTGAATCCATTTGTGCGAGACCCGGGAGATTATATTAGACCATTACCTGCAGGAGCTACATATGCAACCATAACAGCAATAACACCTCAGCAAAGATATTTTGAAAGAGTATTTCAGCAACAGACATATCGAGAACGGATGCGAGATCGGTTTGAGGGTAAAATGATGATACTTGATTGGCCTACTCTGTTTGGTGGTTGGGATGATGGTGCGATAAGCAATAATACGGCAGCTCAGATCGATGATCTTGTTTTAAATTTACGAATGATGATACATGGTCATTGGAAACAGGTAACTGATGTGTTTGTGATAAAAAAATATGCTTATAATAAAAACTTTGATATTTCAAACTATGGAGCTGTTGCACCTAATCCAGTAGAAGGTATAGTAGGAGCAGATGGTCGTTATGGAGAATCTGGTCTGATTAATACATTAGTGATACAAGAAGGCATTGATAATATTCAATCATTGTTACCAGAAGGAACTACAAATGCTAGTTTCAGTGACACTGTTCAGGAAATTGAACCTATCTGGAATGAATTTCCGCATATATTAACATCCGATGCTGGTTCAGATCCTGGAGATGATGGAGTTGCTGGATTAGATTTGGCAGAGTATGATAATTATATTGATTTTGAATCCAATGGTGATGCAATGTTTGATGTCACTGAGCTGCAACCATATGAACCTCGAGGTTCCATCAAATATTATCCTGAAAATAGATTCTTAGCATTAACACAACAAGCTCTACAACAAAATCAAATTTCTGGTATTGTAGATCAAATTTTAGAATACTTACCATCTATTATAACTAAATTAGAATCTCTCGTTATAGCATATGATTCTACTCCACAGAGTCTAGTTAATTATGTAGATCAGAAATTAGGTCCAGGAAGTCCACTATACAATGTATTTCTAGCAAATGATCCATTTAAGGTGAAACGTAAGAAGAATAATGGCGATATTGTGGATATTGCTGAATATGGTAATTTCTTTAGAGCATATGGTAATAATAGCAATGTAAGAGACAAATTATCAAGTAATCAGAAAGATAATCTATTGAGTAACTATCAATGGGGATTGATATTTGATCAAAGAGGAGTTAGTCAAATTGTTGCTAATGAACAGGCAAATCTTTTAGCTACAAGTATAAATAATGGAATATTACAGTTCATCGCAGATCTAAATGATTTAAGCATACATAGTATACCTAATCTTACCATTGGTCAAGCGCCACTGCAGATCATAGATCCAACACAGATACCAACTATACCAAACAGTGCTACTATTGCTACTCCTGGCGCCGCTCCTGGCGTAGGAGCTGGTAATCCGGTTGTGCCTCCATCATCAGGAACTCCTGCACCCCCTGTTATTCCTAATCCATTATCAGGTATTATTCCTTCGGGTGGTGGCCCTACCCCAGGTACATTGACAAATCCAATCACCGGGCAGACAATACCGATTACACCTTCCGGTACTACAACGCAACCATCACCTAACATATCAACATCAACATCTGGGGCAAATCTTTCAACTATATTTATAGGATCGAATTCATCACAGGTAACATTTAATGTACCTGTAAGTATTCAAAATTATTTAGATAATACGGGTCTTATTCAGCCATCAAATTATCTGACTGATAACACATTCAATTGTAATGATAGAACAATACGAGAGGCATTGAAGCAGAATGATTACATGAGAACTATCATCTTCAATAAGATTAAAGTTCAATATGCTAACATTAGGGCAGCAGCATCATTGTTAGATAATTATCTAGATTATATAAGAACATTGATGAACAATCTGGAACAGACATTGCAACAGATTGATAATCTAGTAAGAACTGCTTTTGATCCATCTCAGGCTCAATTAATGTTAGACACAGTTATAGCTCTGAACAATTTTGTTAATAATCTACAAAGTACGGGTACCGGGGTAGGTGTTGTATATTTACCATTTTTTGTGATACAAGCAACAGATGATCTTGTCAGTACTGAATTAAAAGCACAATACAATTCTATACAATATGTCAGACGTAAAGTGTTTGAAAACGATCAACCAAAATCGTATTTCATTAAATGGCCTAACAGTAGTCGTCAAGTATTACTACAGAATGTACGTAATCCAAATACCTTGACTTTTGATAATTATATATACACGTAGATGATATGTCAATAAACAGATTTACAAATTTTAGAGATATTGTTAATACTGATGGACCATTATTAACATCTACATGGAGACCGGAGCATGTTTCCATATTAGCGCCTAGTGCCACATCATTAACGCCCGGCCCGGTGGGATATGGATTACCGTATTTACAGAACACTGACATTGTAGTTGAGACGCATGTATATGGCCCAACTGCTAATCAACTTGTGCCAACTGCTACAGAATACATAATTGGTGGACCAATACAAGACTATGTAATCGATAACAATGAACTAATGGTAAATTACACTGAAGTAATGAAGAACTTCGGTATCACCAGAGGAACATTTGAAACAATAGTAAACGTTTACAGAAACATATTAGGTGATTATAGTAGCAGACCGTTTGTCATCAAAGAAATATCACCCGATAGAAAAGAGCTTCATTTAAAGATACGTCCAGGATCATTTTTATATCCTCAAGATCTTGAAAATTATCTGAATAGTTATGGTACTCCGGCTTATCAGCAAAATGTATATCAGACTGCAATAGATCCAGTTACAAATCAAGAGTATGTTCAGGTCGATGCATTTGGCAACCCAATTATACTACAATATAATAATATTCCATTATCAGATGCCCATACATTTATTAATTTAGGTGATAATGAACTGTATCGAATCATTAATGTTAAACCATGGTTAGAAGGTGATGATTTAGTAGTACGATTATATCAGGCATTACCAGAAAAATTCAATGAAAATGACGCATTTGCTTTCATAGTAGATCAATTAACAGATTCTTACAGTGATAACATTAAAGTAGCGCCTAGGCCTCAAGCAGAAATATTGAATGAGTTAGCTGGTCCTAATTTTGAAACATATACATATGCACTATCCACCGAATCAGATTTTCAAAATTATAATCAAATTTTAACTGCGACTCCTGCAATAGCTCAACAAGTAGTAGATTCTTTATTTTCAGGATCATTAGGAAGATCAAAAAAAATTCCTATAGATTATTCTGGATTTCAAAATTTTGTATTTTATTCATCAGCTGAACAACGAATTCGTAACTTCAAACATAAAATGGAGTTAATTGAATATTATGATACTGTCATTGATCAACTGAATGCAGCCAATACGGATGCTGCTTATATGTCCAATAACATCACTGTAAATGAAGCTTTAAAAAATCGTGTTATCGGCAGTTTTGATGCTTACGAGCATTGGTTATACAATGATCCTACATCGAGTTTGTTTACAAATCAAGCTGATATTTACGAAAATCGAGATCCATTCTTTGCTGAGGGAGGTTTAATAGGAGCTGAAAATTACAGAATTCAGCCATGGCCTAAATTTTTATCTGGTAGTCAATTCATACGACATGCTAGCACATCCACCATAGTAACTAATTGGTTTGATGGCACTGTTGCCACAGCATCACTATATGATATTGAAAATAATAATGCATTACGTAATACCATTCCGGAATTCATAAGAGAAGATGAAAATAATGATCAGTATATATTGTTTACTGATATGGTCGGTCATCATTTTGATATATTATACACATATGTTAACAATCTTAGTAAAATATATCACACAGAAGAACATCCGAAATTAGGTCAAGATGCAAGAATTTATACAGAACTAGCAGAATCATTAGGATGGTATCTTCAAGAAGGTAATCAGGCATCATCTTTAATACAATACACATTAGGAGTTGATTCTGGTAGTGGTGCATTTGCACAGACCGGATCATTGTTTTCTAAATCTAATTCTGACATAACTGCTGAAATATGGCAAAGAATGTATAACAATTTACCATACATTCTAAAGACCAAGGGTACAAAGCGTGCAATACATGCTATAATGAACATTTATGGTATTCCGCAATCATTGTTAAGCATTCGTGAATATGGTGGACCAAAAGTAGGAGAAGATGAACCTGTACTTATTGAAGATCGATTTGCATATGCATTAAAGTTCAATGAAGGTTCACATCTGAAAATAAACAATGAATATGTTAGTTCCAGTTTTGGTTTATTTGGTGTAGGTTTAGATAAAGGTGAAATACCGATTATCAAAAGAGAATTCAGAATTAAACCATCCGGAAGTTCACTTCTATACTCCAGAGTTGAACATGATGATAGTGGTAATGAATTTCCAACTGCGCATATTGCGATTGAACATACCGGATCATATTCTGGTAGTTCAAAATATGGAAGACTTAATTATGTGATAGGTAAAGGTTCTGGTGCATCAACTGCGTTGGTAGGTTCCACAGATTACTTACCACTTTATGATGGTGATATATGGAACATAACAGAATATTATACTACTACCGGTAATCATTTCAACACAGGTTCAAATACTGATACAACATATAATTTACAGATACAGAAAGCGTCAGATTACATAGTAGGTAAAATTATACATTCTGGTTCTGTATCAATAACTCCGACATATGCAGAACATTATGATGGATGGTCTTTATCTCCAGAATTAGAAACTGCGGGTAGTTCATCTTTTTCATATCTAGGAGGTAATACAGGTAGTTCAGATCAATATAATGTGAATTCAGCTCTCACATCATTAATGGGTACATTACGTACGTATACCGGATCGATGCAGGAATATAGAGAATATATCGAAGCATTTGATCAGAAATCTTTTGATATTCATACTCTGAACCCATCATCATATGTGTCAGGATTATCAGCCACTGGATCATTTGACACATTAGTAAAACATTATCCATTAGGAACAGATCTGAAAGCGGTTGATCGTTCTCAAGGTGCCGGCTTGATTGTAAGTTCATCTCATCCAGATCAGCGTAATAAAGATTTTTCACCATTATTCACTGATGGTAGAAATACATATGCATCGGCATCTGGATTCAATGTTCCGGATAATGTA